CTGCTGCGCCTGACCAGCGCGAGGTAGAGGTTGATCTCCCCCCGCCGGTCCCCCGCCGCCTTGTCCTCCCGGGCCAGCCGCGCCACCTCGGCCTCGACGTAGCGGCCGGGGGCGGTGTCGATCCAGGCGGCGAAGGCCCGCTCGACCCTCGATTCGCCCGGAAGCGCCCGCTGCTTCGCCCGGATGACCTTGTGGCTGGCGTTGTACGCGGCGTCACCGCAGCGGGGCGAGCAGTACGCCTGCGCCTGCCGCTTGGGCACGTAGACGCGGGAGCAGTGCCCGCATTCTCTGGCCCCTCCGATCGCTACGAAGTCCGTTACGGCCTTGTACGGTGCGCCCGCACTCCGCAATGCCTCGAATCCCATCAGCGCCCCTCCTGACTCACTCATGCCCTCGCCCTCCCCACACAGCCCAGGGCGCTCTCCAACGCCTCGGGCTCTTCGGGCTGGGCCTCTGAGCTCCCAGCCAGTCCACCCGCCCCGGAATGGGCCGGGCTGTGTGCGGCTTGCGAGGGGTCGTCCGAGTAGCGGTAGGCGTACAGCCCCGGCCCCACCTCGGCGACCGTGTACCAGCCGCCCGTGCTCGGGATCTCCCGCCAGAGCTGGCCGGCGACCAGCAGGAGCGTCACGCGGTCGCCCCGAACATCGGGCCGAGCTTCTGCTGCTCGGCGACCTTGCCGGCCTCGGCGAGATTCTTCACGGCCTGCCGGTAGTAGCTGGCCTTCAGTTCCACGCCGACCCCGCGACGGCCGGCGACCACCGCGGCGTAGACCTCGGAGCCGACGCCCATGAACGGAGTCAGTACCGTCTCGCCCGGGTTGGTCCAGAGCACGAGCGCACGGTCGATCACGTCGAGCTGTAGCGGGTGGACGTGCTTCTCGTCCTCAGCGTCCCGGGCCGGCTTGTACGGGAGCACCCGGTCAAGGCGCACGTCGTCCCAGAAGGACGAGGCGTACTGCCGCCAGATCCAGTGAGAGAATCGGTTCTCGGTTTGCTTGCCCTTCCAGTTGCGGTACTGAAGCAACTCGGTCGGCATCTGCCGCTCGCCCGCGTACTCGGTGAGCCCGACCGGGTGCGCGATCGGCACCGGATTCTCGCCGGCCCGCCGGAACAGGAGCAGGTAGTCCGCGCTCGCCACAGTGCAACGCGACGAGTCGTCCACGATGCTTTTGTGGGCGAGCGCCTTCGTCATCGTCCGGTTGCGGACGGTCAGCGGTTCCTTCCAGACGTGGTAGCGGGCCACGTACCGGAAGCCGATGCGCTCGTGCATTCGGATGATGTCTCCCGGGAAGTCCATGAGGTAGTCGCCCTTCCCGGTGTTGCTCTTCGGCACGTCCATGCAGTGAACGGCCGTCATGCGGCCCGGCATCGTGAGCCGGAACAGCTCGCGGACCACGAACTCGTAGTGCTCGAAGAACTCGGGGTAGTCCCGGCTGTTCGACAGGTCGCGCTCGCTCGAGCTGTAGTGGTAGAGGCCCGCGAAGGGCGGCGAGTAGATCGACAGGTGGACCGCGCCTTCTGGCAGGGTCGGCATGACCTCCATGCAATCGCCCTGATAGATCGCGTACTTTTCCGTGATCGCCTGATCCGCTATAGCCACGCCGGAACCTCCACCGCCCTCTCGTACTTCGCCCCACGGTCGAGCCTCATCGCGTCGTTCATGTGCGCGACCAGCTCGGTGAACATCCGATCCGCCGCCTCTGACTTCCGGCGGAGGTTCTCCTTGACGCCGCGCTCCCCCTCGGTCGCCACGAGGTCCACGACCACCGGGCGTGTCTGTCCGAAGCGCCAGCACCGGCGCACGGCCTGGTAGTACTGCTCATAGGAGTGGGAGGCGAAGGTCACGACATGGGCGCAGTGCTGCCAGTTGAGGCCCCACGCGCCGATCTTCGGCTTGATGACCAGCACGCGGAGCTGGCCGGAAGCGAACGCCTCGTAGGCTTCCTCCTTCTCGTCGTCGCTGCTGGCGCCGCTCACCTCGCGCCCGTCCTTGATGAGCGAGGCAAGGCGCTCGCCCTCGGCGTTGAGGTGGCACCAGACGACCGCCGGCTGCTTCGTGTCGGCTACGAGCTGCGCGGCCATCTCGCACCGTTCGGCCAGGGTGCGGCGGCGCTCCTCGCGCTCCTCCCACATGTTCGACGCGGGGAGGGCGAAGAGCATCCCGGGCGCCGCGGTGCGCGTCTCGACGACGTGTTCGCGTTCGGTGAGGGCAGGAAGGATGAAGCCGTCGTCCTCAAAGCCGAGGTCGGAGGGTTTACGACACGCTCGCGCCCAGGAGCACACCCACTTCCAGAACGCCGCTTCGGCGTGCCCCTTGAAGCGCCACTTGGCTACCTGACCGTGCATCCGGCCGGTGAAGCTGTTGTTCAAGTCGTTCTTGAACCAGCGGTTCATCATGTCCATCTGGCCCATCTCGCCGAGGGCCTCGCTCGCCGTCCCTAGCTCGATGTAGTCGTTCGGTGCCGCCGTCGCCGTGCAGAGCAGCCGGTACGAAACCGTCCGCATGAACTCCGTGACCTCGGCGCGGCGCTTCCCGTCGAAGGCCTTGATGGCGCTCGACTCGTCGCACACCACGCCCGCGAAGTCCTCGGGCCGGAAGTGCTGGAGCTTCTCGTAGTTCGTGACGACGACGTGCGCCCCGGGCTGGAGCAGCCCGGCCGAGCGCCGACACTCGATCCCGAACTTGGCCCCCTCGCGCACGGTCTGCTGCGCCACGGCCAGCGGCGTCAGGATGAGAACGGATCGGTTCGTCTCGCGCACCACGTTCTCGGCCCACACGAGCTGCATCGGCGTCTTGCCCAGCCCGCAGTCCGCGAACATCGCCGACCGGCCCATGCGGGTCGCCCAGTCCACAAGCGCCCGCTGAAACCCAAACAGGAAGTCGGGCAGCCACGAAGGCTCGAAGCCGTGGAGCGCACCCGCCTGCGCCTTGCCCTCCAGAAACGCCGCGTAACTCACTCGCCCCTCCCACTCGAAACGCCCGGGGAGGCGACTGCCAAGTAACCCCCCCGGGCGGCGTCACAGTCATCCGCGACAGGTATCGACGCGCTAGGCTGCTCCAGCACATTTCCGCCGGGCGTGATTGCTCGGCGGCCCGTCACGGCTTCGATCCCCGCGGCGCCGGCACCGCGATCCCCGCATCAGCCGCCTGGTCGAGGACCGCCTGCAGAAACGCGCTCGACTGCTCCTTCGTCATCTCCCCCATCGACGGCACGTCCCGCACCTCGGCCTTCCCGATCCACTTCCGGGGCCAGCGGTCGGCCGGGATGATCGCGGGCAGGTGCAGCAGCTTCAGTTCCCGGTGGAGCTCGGCCGGGTTGCCCCAGCCCCACTCCTCGGCGAGTAGCGGGAGGACCGTGCTGCGGTAGTACCCGTGCTGGTCCTGGGATGTGCGCTCGCTGACCCGGTGGATCTCGAGCCAGATCTCGCGCCCCTTGTGCCTCCCGATGGCCCGCAGCCACGCCGGCAGGTCGGAGAGGCGGAGGGAGCCGTCCTCGGTGACCCTGCCGGCGTGGCGTGCGGGGAGGGACACCCTACGCCTCCTTCTCCGCGCCTTCGGAGTCGGGATTCCACTGCTCGTCCGCAGGGGCTGGCATGAAGCCGACCTCGCAGGTCGCGCAGTAGTGGGAGGCCCCGGGCTTGCCGTACTTCGACGGCCGGATGAGCTTCCCGCACGACGGGCAGGGCGCGGTGTTCCCCGTGGGCGCCGCCGGGGCTGCGGGCTTGGCGGGCGGCTTCGCGGCGGGCTTCGGGGCGGGCGCGTGGTCCTTCTGGCTCGGCCCGATCTCCTCAAGATCCTGGGTGAAGAGGTCCGACGAGGCCGTCCCGGTGAGCGCCGCGTCGATGTGCGCCCGCTTCTTCGCCATCTTGACGAGCGTGTTCTCCAGGTCGTAGGGGTCCGGGTTCGCCACGTCGCCGCACTGCTGCCCTTCGATCTCGGGGGCGCCGTCGGGCCACTTCGCCCCGCAGCCGCCCTTGCTCTTCCAGCACAGCCAGCCGCCGCCGTACTCGGCCTTGCCCTTGATGATCTGGCCCACGACGCCGCACGCCGGGCACGCGCGCTCCCCGCGGCGGTATCGGTGCTTCCGCTCCCAGGAATTCGCCGACCCGTAGCCCACCGCGACCACCGGCCCCGCGATGTCGCCCAGGTGGAGCTCGCACCGCATCGTCACGCGCAGGGTGGGGCTCGTGATCCCGTCCCCCTCCTGGAGCGTCGGGATGAAGTCGGGCCGCAGCCCGTAGATCGAGCACAGCACCTCGGCGCCCGGCTTCAGGAGCGTCGGCTTCTTCGTCCCCGGGATGACGCCGTAGTGGGCGTCCTCCTCCATGAGCTCCTG